TTACGCTAATGTTGCAATCTCAGAATATAAATCAATCGTTAAAAAGCGAGAATCTAAGTATGAGGAATTACTCAGCAAAAGCCACACTGAGATTGAAAGCCTTCACAAAATGAACGAAAAGCTTAGTCAGCAGATAAAGAAAAGAAAAGTTACCAAGCCGGACGGCACTATTATTGAAGATACCGATATTAATACTGACAGCAATACCGTAAGCGAAACCAGCATCAGACAGCGTATTGAGATAGAATATGAAAAGAAATTATCAGAACAAAAAGAAACATACACAGAAACAATTAACAACCTCAAGAGCCGTAAGCTCCGAATTGGAATCGGATATAACTCTGATTTGGAATACTATGGGCATGGTTCTTATAATATTTGGGGTCCAATCAGCTTGGGCGGCGGTGCTACAAGCAGCGGCACTTTTATGATTGACTTAGGAGTATCATTATGAGCGAGAAAGAAAGCGCACTAGTAGATGAGTTACAAAAATACTTAGGTAATCCAAACAAGGAAGAACAGGCACCCCTTCTTGAAGACCTTGAAGATAAACTTGCAATGGAAAAAGATCCAGCAAAAAGAAAATTACTTAGCGAGCAAATAGCAAGAGTTAAGAAAGAAAAGGTAACTACGAAAAAAAGAAAGCCAACTTTAAATGATTACACAGCGCCCACAACTATAACTGGCGGAACATAAGGAGACATAAATGCCATATCAAGGTAGACAATATAAAATAGGCGGCAGTGTTGAAAATCCTGTAGCATACAGTGCGGGAGATGTCATTGTTGACAGAATAGCAGTCAAGAGAGGGGACATCAATAAACCAGTCAGCTTGTTTGTTAAGCTATCGGCAGGTGCCTTAACTAGTTTGGAAGTTTACGAAAGTATTGACGGAGTTGATTGGAGAAATGCAACCACACTTGCAGCATACCAGGGCTCTTCTGATTGGTCAGTTCTTAAATTAGTCGGCGGAACCTACCCAACGGGTACGTTACTGCAACTTCGTTGTGTTACATCGGGAATTACGGTTACCGATGTTATTGTAGTCCAGGATTGGTAATTGAAAGATATTGAACGTAAAAGATTATTAGCAGCAGCACTAGCTAAGAGAGACGCAATCAAGCGTAATACTTGCTTTGATCCGTTTAAAATAGACAGTAAGCCCAGCGAAAAGCAACAAGTACCGCTACAGGACCGAAAAAACCTACATATTTACGTAGTAGCAGGCAATCAGAGCGGCAAAAGTACCATCGGAGCTAGGCGAACGGCTTGGATGTTCCTTGAAACAGACCCTTATTGGAAAAGACCTAACAGTGGATCATGTAACTCCTGTGACAGCACTGATTTTGAAATAGTAGGGGAAAATTACATTTGCAATAAGTGCGATCACCAATGGGTTGACTGGAGCGAGGAACCTCTTTTAATTATTGTAGCGGGCAGAACTACTGATCAACTAGATAAACTTTGGAATACAAAGATTAAGCCTTACTTACCGTCAGGTACGTACAACCGACCCAAACGACAGGGTGGAGTTATAAAAGAAGTTAGTCATAAAACAAACGGAAATACAATATTGTTCACAAGTCACGACAAAGCAAAAGAAGCTGCCGAAAAAGTACAATCATATGTAGCTCATTTTGTTTGGCTAGATGAAATGCCGGGCGATTATAAGTATATTGAGGAGCTACACCGACGTTGTGACTCCCGCCGTGCTCAATTCCTTGCGACATTTACCCCCAAGAGTCGTAACGAAAAGATAAGAAACTTAGTGGATAACGTTGACCCCTCTATTGGAATTAAATATCAGATGGGTAAGTTAGATAATCCTATTTATTGGGGCCGAGAAGAAGAAGAAAAAGCTAAGATATCCCACCTCTCACTAGAGGAACAGCTAACTATACTTGAGGGGGCTTGGCAAGGAGCCGAAGAAAAGGTATTTTTTCTTGAAAAAGAGGACCATGTATCTAAACTTCCATCTCACTATAGCACAAAATGGCCTCATATAGTAGCTACGGACCCCGCAGCAAGCGGTAAAGCCGGGTTTATTCTGGCGGCATCAGACCCAAAGACAGGTTTTTGGTGGGTTATTCAGTCTACCTACCTAGAGGGGAAGGCACCAAGCGACGCTGTCCAAGAAATTGAAAAAAGAATACGTCCTTATAACATAGTTCGACGTATATACGATCCAGCAGCAGCGGGTTTTAACAAAGAAGCGGCTAAGAATAAAATAAATTACGTAGGAGTTTATAATAAAGCTCAACGTAAGCTGGAACTTATAACTAATTTACAGCAAGCAATGCGAGATGGATGGCTCAGATTTTCCCCCCGAATGTTTGAGTTGTTTGGGGAGCTAAATGACGCCGAGTGGAATACCGAACGTACTGGTATTCGTAGGTCTACTAAGTATCACATCCTCGATGCCTTGCAATATATGGTTGATAATCTACCAACAAAGCCCAAGGAGCTTGAGTTCCTTTCCCGTGACCAACGTATTATGAAACTTCACCAAGAAGAGCGGTCTGATCAAAATGTTAACCGTTGGAAGAGGGCATTTGACACTAGGATACGAAGAAGTAAGCATCATCGACTTGGAAAGAAACGAGTAAGAAAGAATGTGGGAATATGAGCCCAGCATTCGTTCTAGCGTTAGTTATTCTTGTTCCCATTCACGGGGCTTTCTGGTACGGAATTAGACAAGAACGTCTAAAACAACGTCTAATGTTTCAATTAGCTTTGAAAAGGAGAAAATAATGCACGGTTTTAAGATGAGTCTTAATCTTGCTATGCCGACCAAGCGCCCCGACCCGGCTCCCTTGTGTCCCAAGTGCCACATGAAGCACGCTCCTTACGATGAGTGTTGGGAAGGTATACTGCCAGCAGGAATGTTACCCATACCAGTCCTTAATAAAGAAACAACAGGCCGAGAAATGATTGATACAGGTCTAAAGTGCAAGGAGAAAGAGGATGGGGCTTAAAATATTTCAATGGGACGATAGTTACGCAAGGGCGCATCTCAAAAAAATAACACAGGATGCTATTGAGTATCGTCGTAGATTTGAAAGACAGTGGCGTAAGAATGAAGCTACTATTTACCACCAAGACGGCATGTTAACCGAAGGTAATACCGAAGATTACGGGGTAAATATTAATGATATTGCAAGTTACCTTGACGTAGAAAACCCAGATAGCATTGGAGTTAACTATACCTTCAAGAACTTTCGTTTTCTTGCCGCTCAAATGAGTTCAAACCCACCAACTGTTATTGTCCGGCCTACTAGTTCTGATATTGACGACAGAAGAAAAGCAGATGCAGCAGATCGTCTTGTTAGGCATGATATTCGAAGATTTAAGATGAAAAAGAAAATGGATCAAGCGGCGGGTCGAGCCCTTCTTTATGGTACTGGCTGGATGAAGACCATATGGAACAAGGAAAAGGGGGTTCTTAATAGCATTGATGAGAGAACCGGCGAAATAACTCTCTCAGGAGAGCTAGATATTGTTGCTTCCTCTACGTGGGATATTTATATTGATCCATTTGCTAAGGAATGGAATGAAGTAAGATATGTAATTGAAAGAAAGTGGATGTCAAAGGAAGAAGCTCGTATGTATTTCCCAAAGCAGTGGAAAAAGATATGCTCTCAAAGTGAGCAGCGAGATAAGTCTCAGTTTCGTCATGCATTTAAAGATAGATACAAGCTAGAAGAAAAACCAGTTTGGGTTTATTGTTACTGGGAGAAAGGAATGCCAATAAATGGTATGGCCGGTAGGTATGTTGAATACCTAGATGATGGAACTTTATTAAGTCCCGTCTACAAAAATCCTTTTTCATTTTCCGATCCCAAGGAAGACGGAGATGCACCCCCAACAGCCCAACTTCCTTTTCATGTTTTAACTGATATTGACGTAAGTGATCAAGTATACGGCAAGAGTTTCATAGAATATGACGTAGAAATACAAGATGTTGTTAATCGATTGGACACTTTAACCTTGGATAATGTTCAAAATCATGGCGCTTTTAGGATGGTTTTACCTGAAGGTACAGAAATTGCAGACGACTCAATTACAGACGACAGTGCTGTTATTATAAAAGTTACAGGAAACCAAGGACCCCACTACGTAAGTCCCCCGCAAAGCCCGCCGGACATGAGCGCCCTTCGAGATCGTCTTACACGAGGCATAGACAGTATGGCAGGTGTTAACGAATCTATGTTTGGACAACAAAGTCGGGAAACTAGCGGGTTCTCCATGCAGTACGCTACTAACCAAGGTAATATGATTAGGCGTCTTTTCTTTAATAAATACGTTGAGTTTGTTGAATCGGTCTATAAAAGTTACCTTAATTTAATACGGGATAACTGGGCTATTCCTGAAATAATTCAAGTACTTGGTAAAGAAAAAGCATTTGAAAGTGTTGAAATTAGTGGAGCTGACATCGACAGTGGCTTTGATATTGTTGTTGAATACGGAGCCAGCTTGTCCCTAGATCCCACAAGCCGTAGGGAAGAGATTATGCAGCTTATGCCCATCTTTGAAAAGTACGGAGTTGACGGAAAAACCATTATTAGGATGCTTAAGCTTAATGAACTTGAAGGTATTCATGATATTAATGATCGAGCTAGGGAGCGTCAAATCGAGGACTTTGAGGAAATAGTTTCAGGAAATGGCGACGTATACGTGAAGCCGCAGGAAATGCAGGAGCACGACGGACGGCTTGCTTATTGCTACGAATACATCGAAGGTTCGGAATACCGGGATCTTTCTCCACGAGTTCAAAGACTTATACGACACCACATTCGAGAAAGAGAAGAGTTAAAGGCAGCCAGTCTGGGTGCCCCGACAGCTCAAGAAGCTAATGCGGGTAATAACCCACCAGGGCCAGCCGGGGGTCTAGGTCCAGCTCCAGGTCCAGCTCCGGGAATGCCAGCTGAGCTACCATAGTGCCCAATAAGTTACACATTTAGTAACATAATGCCTACTAAGTTACACATTTTATAACATATTAGGTACAAGATCGTGCAGTATAAAAAAAAGACTTGACATTTTCGGTCAAGTATGGTATGATACCAATGTTACTTATCCTTATGGACAGTTTCATACAAGTAGTCCCATCGTAACAGACGGACAGAAAGGATTCGAGATGACCATTCAGCTCGACAGTTTAAGCTCAGAGGCTCAAGAGGATATCGCAAAAGTTTTAGGCAAGGAGCCAGCCCCGGAACCAGAAATAGAAGCGTCGGCGGACGAAGAAATTGAGGAATCGGAAAGCGATGAGGAAGTAGAATCAGATGCTTCTAATCCCGATGAAGAAACGGACGAAGTTGACAGTGAAGTAGAAGACTCAGAAGAAGAGGAAGCGCAAGCCTCCGAACCTGATATCGAATACATTAAGGCCAATGGGAAAAAAGTTAAGATTGACTTTAATGACCGTGACAACATCAAGCGTGTCTACAGTTTGGCAGCAGGTGCTAGACAATGGCAAGCTGAACGAGATAGCCTGAAAGAAAAAAATGAAGCTATTTCAAAAGAATACGGTGATTTAAAAGAAACTATTAATTATCTTGAAAGTATTAAGGATAATCACGAGGAGCTTTTTGAAGCCGTTACGGGCAAGTCGCTTCAAAGTAAGTTTGACGAGTGGGCCGAAGAACAAAACATGATTGGAAGTATGACAGAGCGAGAAAAAGCAATGTATCTGTCAAACCAAGATCATCAAAAGAAACTTCGGCAGGTTCAAGAAAAGGAGAAAAATCTCCAAAAACGTCTTGAGGAAGTCGCCAAAAAAGATGAAGAGGCTAAGCAAGCAAAGCAGACATCGATTGCAAATCCAATCTTTTTTAAGTACAACTTTGATGGTGAACTTGGAAACGATCAATTGGAACACCGCATGAACAAAGCCCTGTGGAGCGAAGCTAGAGAAGAACTGTCAGCCTTCGAAGAGGTTACGCCTGATATGGTTGAAGAAACTTTTAACCGCATAAGTAATCAAATTAGAGGCGGATTTAACGCAAGCGCAAAGAAAGCAGTGTCAAAAACTGTTAAAGACAAGCGCAAACAGGTAAAGTCAAAGGCACAAAAAATGGCTGTGGCTGAACCAAAAGAAACTCGAAAACAAGAACTTGATGAACTAATTAAAGCTGGGGACATCGCAGGAGCACTGCAATATGGAGATCTCCTCAGCAAAATGTAAGAAAGGATAAGACATGGCACAGCAAATAGATGCAGCCGCAAATCTAGGAAAGCTTCTACAGATTGTATATACCGATGGTATTGTTAATCAGATTAGCGAGGACTTCCGAGATTGGGAAATGGTTACAAAAAAGAAGGTAAGTGATGAGGCCGCTAGGTCCGTTAACTTTATGTTACAAACTGCTTTGGGAGCAAGAGCAATAGGCTGGTCCCCACAAGGCGCTAGCGCTGTATTCCCAACTTCACAGCAAGTTACTGCTAGTGAAAAGAGTGCAGGATTTAACGAAGTATTTGCAACAATTGAGCTAGAGTACGATCTTTGGGATCGAGCTATGTCAGCTCCTCACAAGTACATCGAGCCACTTGCTTTGGAAATTACAAGCAAAGGCATAGCTCAAAAAAGAAGACTTTCCATCGACCTACACGGAGACGGAACTGGTCTTATTGGAACAACTCATGCTAGTACAGCAGCCGCAGTTGTTAACACTACTGAAATTAAAGTTACTTTTGCAGACAACGGCGATGGAGTTAGGTACTGTGAATTTGGAGATGCTATTTCCTTTTACAACAGCAACGGAACTGAGTTAACTTTTACTACTGCTGATTACTTCCTTGTTATTGAAAAAGACAGAGACGCTAATACTGTAACTTTACAGGGTTATACTTCTGGTAATGTTGCCGAAAGTGGCGGTCAAGCTACAACAACAGCAACTGAAATTACTGCAAGTAAGCTTTGCTACCGAAAAGACCAAACAACAAAAGCAGACCTTTCTGCTCCTGTTGCTACTGAGTACAACGACCTTACTGAAGTTATGCCTGGTCTAGAAACTTTGTTTGCTGACGATGGCCGTTTAATCCACGGAATCACAATGAGAGGCGCAACTGCCGGAACACATTATGATTGCAGCGGACAGCCGTTTGACATGTCTTTCATCCAAAAGGGTATGGACAAGGTAAAAACTATTGTTGGTCAGGGCGCTTACAAGTACAAGCAAGCTCTTTCTGCTCCAGAAACTATCACTGCTCTTATCAGTGCTCAAGAAGACGACCGTCGTTTAATTAGCATTAATGATGACAAGCGTGGTTTCAAAGGATTCGGCTACCAGCACGGTAATGACCAAGTAGCTTTCATGGAAACTGAGTTCACTCGTGGAAACCGAGTTTGGATACTTCCAGAAGGCGCAAAAGAAAAAGGCGTACTAGAGCTTCACGGTAAGGATTTCAAAGACGTTAAGGTTGGCGGACAAGACATGTTCTTGAAGAACGACTCTAACGGGTACTCTCCAAACATCCAAAAGTTCATGTTCGGTTACCTGGCTTTACTAAGTCGGCATCCAGCAGCGGGCCTTCAACTTAACAACTTTACAGTTTAAATGTCTCCAAGGCTAGGATTGATCTCCTAGTCTTGGTGATCCACAGAAAAGGATATAATACTATGACACAAAGATCAAGACGAGCCGGGTTTTTCTCGAACAAAAGAACTCTAAGTAAGTACGATTCCGCAGTGGAAGATGCACTTAAACAAAAAAGAATTTACTCTGTTACTGATGGTGAAGACAGCACTCTAACCGTTCTTCCTGATGTTATTATTGCAGACGCAATAACAGTTGCTACTAATGTTGCCCTTCCTTCTGGATACTTTGACGAAGACAAACTAGTTGAAGTAATTAATTCAGACAGTGGAGACGCAGTCAATGTAGGCACCGCCGGTAGCCTAGTTGCATGTGCTTTTGACAAAAAAACCGTCCTTAGATTTGATGGATCTGCTTGGGTTAAGATCTACCAAATTACTTTAGACTAATTCACATCGGGCCTGACTCAACCTTCCGGGCTGAGTTAGGTTCCATTACTACCAAGGAATAATTATGGATGTACTTGGCAAACTTCGTGAATTGGTTTTTATTGTTTTTAAAAAGACCGGCCATGACGTTACTGTTCAACCTAACGCAAGTACGGCAGGTGACGTTACGTTTGACCTTCCTATGAACACAGCCGGTGATCAGGAACTTGTTGGAAACTTAGCAACACAAACTCTTGAAAACAAAAGCCTAAAAGACGATACTACGCTTATTATTGATAATGCCGATGCTACAAAAACACTAGGATTTGACCTAGGATCTTCTACTACCAGTACTAAAACAACAATTACAGCCGCTCAAACAGGTAATCAAACAATTACACTGCCTGATGCTACTGACACTCTTGTAGGTAAAGCTACAACCGATACACTGACTAATAAAACAATTGCATCTTTCCTCCAGGGTCCAGGTAATACGATAACCGTACCAGCCGCAACAGACACCCTCGTAGGAAAAGATACAACCGATACGCTAACCAACAAGACTATATCGTCCTTTCTTCAAGGTCCGGGTAATACTATAACGGTGCCTGCCGCAACGGATACTCTTGTGGGAAAAGACACTACCGACATTCTTACTAATAAATCTATTGACCTAACCGATAACACAATTACCGGAACTCTTGCTGAGTTTAACACAGCACTCACCGATGAAGACTTTGCTTCTTTGGGAGGATCTGAAACCCTTACAAGTAAAACAATTAATGCAGATAACAACACAATATCAGAACTTGAAACGGATAACCTCAAAGCTGGTGTTTTAATTACAGACACGGGCTTGGCCGGAGCTAGTGACACCACTGTACCAAGTACCCAAGCCGTTAAAACCTACATAGATACTTCAATAACAGCCGAAGATCTTGATGTTGAAACAGACACAGGCGGTCCAATTTCCGTTGATCTTGACAGTCAATCTCTGACAATAGCTGGAGGAAATGCGCTAGGCACTAGCAGCACAGGCCAGACTGTTACTGTTTCGGTTAACGATAATGCAATCCTTCCTGGTACTGCGTCTTTGTCACTTCCAAGTGGTACTACCGCCGAACGTCCTGGATCTCCAACTAATAATATGATCCGACACAACACCACAACTTCCGGTTTGGAAAGGTGGGACGGAGCCGAGTGGACTGACTTGGGAGGCGGCGGGCTAACTACCTCGTTTAAGTCTGCTAACTTTGTGGCGGAAGCGGCCAAGAACTACGTGCTGACCTCTAATATAACCAGCATTACATTTCCGTCAGGGGTGGATGGAGACGTTATAAGAATAACCAGGGACCGGGCAGGAGGCGTTACTTGGGAGTCCAGTAATGTTACTATTACCCCAAATGGTGCTGAAACAATGGACGGTGATGCTACTTTTGTTCTTGACAGCGACGTTACTGACTTTCTTGATTTTATATACGAAGCGTCTTCAACTAATTGGATAAGCGTTACTCCAATTACCAACAGCAGTTCAGGTAGCTCAAACCAAGATGCGGGGGTTTCCTACTTTACTAATGGTCTTTTCGAGGATAGTGTCTCGTCTGGAGTTACGCCAAATTCAGGGGCTGACGTTACTGCGGAAACATCTGCTCCGTTACAAGGAACTCAAAGTTGTAAGGTTACGCAAAACGCTACCGGAGCCGCTGCTGTTGTGGATTTTGAAATTGTAGTAACTGATAGTTGGCCGGAAATTGCCCAAGTAGTTCCTCTTGTTGAAGCTCTAGTTAAAACCGATGTTGCAGATGCAGACGGTGATTGGACGTTTGCAATTGTAAATACAACCGACAGCACTAATATGTATGGACCTGTAGATCTTACTGGCTCTGGAGAAATGAATCTAATTCGTGCCTCGGCAACGGGTGCTCTGGTTGACGGAAAGACTTATGTTGGAAGGCTTACTCACACAGTTACAACAAGCTCAAGAGTTGCAATTGTCGATCGACTTAGGTTAAATCCAATAAACGGTAACGCAATTGTTGCAGTAAGTGATTACGTGGAAGATCAGGAAAATCAAAACGCCGTAGCAATGTCGGGTAACACTTGGACAACAATCTGTCAAATAGATGTTCCCGATGGAACGTGGGATATTAGCTGGTCGATTCTTGCAACAGCCGGAGCAGGTAGTTCAATAAAATATGCTCAAGGCGGCGTAGCAACTGCAGCAAGTTCAAGCCCAGGTACAATTGACATAAAAAAGTATAATATTCGAGAAAATGGAACTTCTTCTTCAACAATTGCTGACGAAAATTCAAGCGTTCCAGTTCCGGGAACAGTTTATCGTGAAACATTTACGGCGTCTTCTACAACCCTATATTTGAATTTGTATATGTCAAACACAGGCGGGGCGGGCGGATTTATTTGTGCTAGACGAGTAACATAACTTTAAGGTTTCCAGATGACAAATTTTATTACAGATGATTTAATAAAAGCAAACTCCAAACTAAAGGTTTCGTTAAGCTCGGCCAGTGGTACGTTAACTGAAGCTGTTACTCCCGTTCCTTTTGACACTACAGACTATAACGTTGGCCAAGGATTTAGCTACAGTGCTGGCAGTATTACCTGCTTATTCGATGGTTATGTTACTGTTCAAGCAGCCGCCGTTGGAACAGGTGCTTGGAGTGGAACTGGCTTTGCTCTCTGCGTTTATAAAGATGGCTCTCAAATTGCTATTGGGCAAAATGGAACCCAAAGTCGGATGACCGTAGCAACCACTCTTCAAGTTTCTAAAAATGAAGTCTTACAAATACGACTTGTGGGCGGTAGTGCAGCCGTTGATGGTCCAATTGCAGCAACTTATGCTACTTTTTCAAGAGTGGCTGAGTATAGCGCAGGTTCTGCTGCCGGTTTTGGTTTAGCCTCCGAAACACAGGCTGGTCTTTTACCCTTTTATGGAGAGTTGACTGTTTCAAATTTAAGTGTTGCATCAATTTGTTCAGTTCCATTTGATGCATATTACACAAGAATTGGAAGACGTGTGTTTGTTGATCTTATTTCTTCGAGTACTTCATTTGGAACAAACGGTCCTGTTTCTGGAGGAAACGTAGAGGTGAATTACACCGATCTTGATATGCCGACTTGGGCTTACCCTTCAATTTCTGTTGAAAGCACTGCAATGCCAATGCAAGGTAAATCGAGTACTAATGCGCCTGCCATTACTGATGGTCAATTTGATTTTTGTTTTTCAATGCGATTGAATGCTAGTACCTCAAAAATTCAATTTTTTGGGGGTATTGGGTCTT